TGGCAGAGAAGATGATGTGTCCTCTCATTTAAAGGGTAGAATACCTGATAATGTGAGTCAGAATGAACTGGGGTGCTGCATGTCACACCTTAAGGCAATCAAGCACTTCTATGAAGAGACTGATGATGAGTATTGCATGATCCTTGAGGATGATGTAGACTTTTCTCCCGTCAGGTATTGGAACTTTGCGTGGCATGAGTTTGTCGGATTACTTCCGTATGACTGGGATTGTATTCAAATGACTGCAATCACAACTGGAGATATTCATGTCAAGTTGCATTTGAAGTTTATCAATGACTTCTCTGCTGCTGCTTACTTGATTTCTCGACATCATGCTGCTAAACTGATGAAGCATCACATTCGTGGTGATAAGTTCAAACTAGACAATGGTGTTAAACCTAGAGCAGTTTCTGAAGACACGATCTTAGAAACTGGTAAGACTTATACCATTCCTTTGTTCTTATACAATATGGCACTGGGATCAACTATCCATGCAGAGCACATTGGTATCTTCCATCAAGGTCCTCACACTGCTCTCACTAACTATTGGCAACAACAGGGAACTGAGGTTGACATTCGTGAATGGATGAACTATGATCCTTATCTTGGTCGGATTGCAAATAATTCTGCCGCACAGCAGAATGTGGAAAACTCACCAAGTTGACAAGATCTATAGATTCTGTTAGTATAAATACTTAACCTTTTGTTTTTCAGTAATTTCTGTAACAAAAGGAAACAACGGGGAGTTGTCGATTCCCCTTTCATCTGCGGGTAACCATTCCGCAAGTAACTAAGGTAAAAACAAATGATCAAATCTGTATTCGCAGCAACTGCTGCTCTGTCTATGTCTGCAGGAGCTGCCCTTGCAGGACCATATGTAAATGTAGAAACCAACGCAGGTTGGACGGGCTCGGATTACGCCGGGGCAGTTACAGACATCCATCTGGGCTACGAAGGTGATCTGGGTGAAGATGCTTCTTACTATGTCCAGGGTGGTATTGCTGTCGTCTCTCCTGATGGTGCTGACACCGACACCGTTCCTTCTGGTAAAGCAGGTATCGGTCTCGCTCTGAGTGATGCTCTGGGTGCATATGGTGAAGTCTCCTTTCAAGGATCTGGAGACAGTGACATTGACCGTGGATATGGCGGAAAGGTCGGACTGAAGTACAACTTCTGAGTTGTATAGTTGTAAAAGTTAATATATAAACATCTAGATGTTCAGGGTCCCTGACGAGGGACCCTTTTTTGTGCCTTGCGGTGCTTAAGAGATTTTTAAGAGAGTAAAATTTTGGTTAAACTGTGCAATATAAAAGGGTTTACCTTTTCTTAAATACAGGATTCATTTATCCAGTTATAATATTCGGGTAAACTTAAGTAATTTACAAATAAACAAATGAAAGCATTCGCAGTTGTCCTGCTCGGCTTGGCGTTCTCCGCCCCCGCAATGGCAGGTCCATACGTAGAGTCCAAGCATGAGTTCAAAGGAACTGATGAAGACTTCTCTAAAGCAGTTCATCAAGGTCGTGTCGGATATGAATGGAAAAATGGTCGTTTCTCCCCTTACGTCGAAGCAGGTTTGGGTGTGTCCGTTCCTGATGGCGGCGATAATGATACATTTAAAGCACTGGAAGTAGGCACCAAGGTTAAGATTACTGATAGTTTCTCTGCTTATGGTAAGTGGGAGAACATCTTCCAAGACAGTGATGACACCCGTGACTGGAAGGTTGAAATTGGCACCAAGTACAAGTTCTGAGGCATTGACCAATGAAACGTTCACTTCTCCTTGCGGCAGGTTTAACTGCTGCTATCAGTATTCCCACAGTTGCACAGGCTTTCTGGTGGGGTGGGGACAAGAAGGCAGACGCCCCTGCTGTCTTCAAACTCAACGGGGCAGGTGCGACCTTCCCTGCTCCTTTGTATAACTCCTGGTTCCAATCTTTCAATAAAGAAACTGGAAACCAAATAAATTATCAAGCAGTTGGTAGTGGTGCTGGTGTCCGTCAGTTTACTGCTAAGACTGTTGACTTCGGTGCCAGTGATGGTGCTGTGAGTGATGAGAAGCAGAAGATACCCATGATTCACATTCCCATGACTGGTGGTGCTATTGTTCCTGCTTATAACATGCCTGGTTGTGATGTCAAGATGACTCAGACACAACTTGCTGATGTCTTCCTTGGCAAGATCACCAATTGGTCTGAGTTTGGATGTAAGGATAAAAAGATCGTCACTGTATGGCGTTCTGATGGTTCGGGTACTACCAAAGGTTTCACCAACTCTCTATCTGCTTTCTCCCCTGAGTGGAAGAAAACTGTAGGAACTGGTAAATCGGTGAAGTGGCCTGTTGGTGTAGGTGGTAAAGGTAACCATGGTGTTGCTGCTGGTATTAAACAGTATCTTGGTTCTATTGGTTATCTGAACTATGGTTATGTGAACGGCGATAAGTTCCAACAGGTTGCTCTGCAGAACAAGGCAGGTAACTTTGTAAAGGCAGATGCAGAAACTTCTGCTGCAGGGCTTGCACAAATTGTTCTAGACGATAAACTTCGTGGGGCAGATCCTAATCCTGCAGGTGCGAATGCTTACCCAATCGTATCTCTGACCTGGATCCTTGCTTATCCTGAATCCAAACCTGGAGTCAAGGAAACTCTTCGTTATATGTTGAGTGAAAAAGCACAATCGGTTTCAGATTCTTTGGGATATGTACCTCTCCCAGAGTCTCTTCGACAGAAATCTCTTGCTGCTGTCAGCACTATTAAGTGATATAAGTATAAACCACTACAGAGGAACCCTTGACAGGGTTCCTTTTTTACTATATAATATGTAAAGATTTGCAACATAAAGTAAATGACTGTAACGACGAACGAATTTGGACAACAGAATCTGTTCGCCAAAGAACCCCAAATGGTAGTAGAATCCTACAACCGTAGGGGTCTTGAGTCCCCACAGCAATATGCTGAGACCTATAATGGTCGTTGGGCTATGATGGGAATCGTCTCTGGTTTCATCTCCTATGCCTTCACTGGCAACTTCTTCTTCGGCATCTTCTGATGACTGAAGTTCTTTTTACAACAACTAGCATTGCGTTCTTAGTTTTGCTAGGATACTCTGTACAACAACTTTCTGAGACCTACTGATGCCTGACTTGATTGAACTTCTGACTTATTATGTGATTGTCTCCGTCGTCTTTATTGGCGCACCAGGAGTATTTTTCTATATCGTGTTCATGCCAGCACTTCAGAACACAAAAGGTCGTATGGTTGGATACAAAGATCACAAACAATATGGAGATTCTTCTGTCTATGAGAATACTCCAGGGGATCCGACAAAGTATTACCTTGAAATTTAAGTAATATATACGTTAGATTACCTAATGAATATGCCAGATCCCAATGCTCTTTATCAGGATATGCAGAAATTAGACGACATGTATAATGAACTACTGTGGGATCCTGATGATGAGTTACAATTTACTCACGATGGTCAAAGAATCATCATTATTAATAAATCATTAGAGGAAAAAAACAATGTTTAACGAAAAAGCAGAAAAACTGAATGGTCGTGCAGCAATGGTTGGATTCGTTGCCGCAGTTGGATCTTATCTCGCAACAGGTCAAGTCATCCCAGGTTTGTGGTGAACGACATGTTACTCATAGCAGCATCCATGGTAGGAGGGTTTATTTTTGCTGCCCTGTTGACCGATGGAGATGTTGATGATGATGACAATGGACCAGGTGGTGGTCTCATGCAACCCATATAATCCCACCCCTTGACACGCATAACTTAATAACCTATAATTCGGGGGTACTATGCCCCCTTTTTAATGTTCGGACGGATTGCTGCCTTTGTTTCTGTAGCACTTATCGGTGCTTCTTGTGCCACCAAAGCAGTAGAGAAAGAAGAAGTTGTAAGTATTCCAGTAGAACCATATGTTCCTACTTGGAAGTGTATTGACTGCACACCCGAAGAACAATATGTTCTTTCAGAACTTCAAGACAAAACTAGAATCACAGATAAAAATGCCCTGGCAACGATACTGGGAAATATTAAACAGGAAAGTAAGTTCTATCCCAACATTTGCGAGGGAGGGGCTAGAGTTCCTTATTCTGATTGCCATCGGGGTGGGTACGGACTCATTCAGTGGACCACTGAGAGTCGTTATATGGGGTTAGGTTTGTTCTGTGATAAGTATGGATGCGATCCAAGTTCTCTTGAAGGTCAGACCCGTTATATGATTAACGAAATTCACTTTCAAAAAGTTCTTCCAGAATTTGAGGGCAATGGTAAAACTGTCCGACAATACATGGTTCCTGCCTTTTATTGGTTAGGATGGGGCATCAAGGGTAACCGAGAGGTCTACTCTTATAACTATTCAAAGAAGCTTGTTCTCGCATGAATATTAAATCAATCAAGGAATCGATTCAAATCTTCTCAAGAAAAGCGGTTACATCAATCAATTGGCCACCCGTCGAAAAAGATATAGAGTGTGCCATCGATGAAAACATTGTAGAGTGTTCTGAAATGGACTCTTTACCATACACTGGTATTCCTGCACCAACTGTTTTGACAGATGACCCCTGGTTCGGTCCTGCTGTGGTCTCAGATGCTAATAAAGATTATATGCAACGTGAGTTTGAAGCATTTAAACAAGATGCTTTAAACTACTATTCAGATACAAAAGAACCTGAGAATATTCATCAGGTAATGTATGAGATGGCAACTCAGAATTCTGCCACTACACTGCAACTTGATCCAATTGGCGGATCCGAAAACTTTCAGGGTGGATCAGAAAATGTCCATCGATGATTGGCGTTATAGTGATTATAAAATGAAAGTAAGAGAGCAAGCACTTAAGGTCTTGCTTTCAAAGTTTGGTGGTCAGATGGAAGGAGCACGTCCTAAATACTCTAGTCAATCAATCTATGAGTGTGCTCAAGACTGGGTATCTCAGGGCAATATGCACACTGCAGGGATTGTAAAGTACTACGAGGCTTATTATGCAAAAACTAATTAACGTGTTAGCATTACTATCATTCGCTGGTGTCGCAGGCATCGTCGGTGGTGGTGTCTATGTCTATATACAAAAAGATGCAATTATCGAAGGTGTAAAGGAACAAGTCACCAAACATGCTACAGAGGCAATCACAGGAGCAATTCCTGGTATGTTAGATTCTGCTTTGCCGGAACTTCCTAGTGCCACTGGCGGTGCTCTTCCCCTTCCTCTTCCTTCTACAACTGGTCCTTCTCTACCTTTCTGATATGAAAAAAATTATTATGAGTTTGCTGGCAGCAGCTGCTATGTCTGCTCCTGTACTTGCTGATCCAATCAAAGATGATGAGTTCTTCACCCCACATGCTCAGGGGTGTATGTTGCTTCTAGAATGCACTGATCATGTTCAAGAACTCAAAACAGTTTCTGATCTCAACAAACATGAGGAATTGGCTGATATTGATTATGGTATTGTTGCTGATGAGTTTAACTCTCTCGTCCGATCACTTAATAAGGTCGGAGCTAAGGTTTTTCTAGCAGACATGCGATATTTCCCAATTGGTCATCGTGGTGTCTATCATACTGTAGGCAACAATTTCTTTCTGAATGTTGCCCACATGCATCGCCCTGGCACTATGATGTCAGTAATGCGTCATGAGGGATGGCACGCTGCTCAGGATTGCATGGCAGGAACTATCGAGAACAACTTTATTGCTATTATCCACGATCAAGAGGATGTTCCTGGTATGTATCAGGCAATCGCAAATAGTGCTTATCAGTCTCAACCACATGCAATTCCCTGGGAAAAAGAAGCATACTGGGCAGGTCACACCAAGGGTATGACTGCAGCAGCACTTGAGTCTTGTGCTGCTGGGACTATGTGGACTGACTATGAACCCACACCCATGACCCGTGAATGGTTGGTTGAAAACGGATTCCTTTCTAAATAGAGTTGCCCTTGCCGGTAACGAATGTCTGAAGAACTAAAGAAGGAAGATACTAAGAAAGGTCCTTTTGGAAAACTCAAAGATAGAATTGATGACTCTGAGGAACAAATTGCTATTCTTTCTACTTTTGTTCGATTAGGAATTTTGATCTGGTCTGGTGGTATTTTGACTCTTGCATACATCAAATTACCACCTGCTCTGGGTATTCCAGAACAGAAGCTAGATCCAACATTCATAGCCAGCGTCTTTACAGGCGTTTTAGCGACGTTCGGCGTCCAGACGGCAAAGAAAAATGGTGATAAGGCTGGTGGTGGAGGTGGTATCACTAAAGAACAGATGGAGAGATTGATTGATAAGGCAGCACAAACTGCTCCGACTCAAACAATCAGAATCGAGCAAGCACCTGTTCAAATTGCGACTAAAACCGAAGACACGTACAAGATGTAACCATGAAACCTTACCTCAAGTGGACTGCCATCAGCATTGGTAGTGTCATAGCAATCGCACACATCGGTGTGCTGGGACATTTGG